CTAATAAGGAATATTTTCTAGTTTCTCAATAAGTAATTTATCCATTTTCTCTGTGACGTGAGTATATACTTTTATAGTAGTTTGTTCATCGGTATGTCCTACACGTTTCATTATGGCTTTTAATGATATATTCATTTCAACTAGCAAACTTATATGCGTATGTCGAAATGTGTGCGTTGTAATATGTTTATTAATTTTTAGACTCTTAGCAGCCATTGCTAGGAGTCTATTTATTTTATGAGAGTATATAGGGTTTCCTCCTGTAGTAGTAAATATAAATCCTCTATCTTTATATTTATCAACCCAACTAGCCATTGCTTTATGCTCTAACAAAACAGATTTTAATATATCGCATGAACGTTTATTCAATGAAATGGTTCTGTGTGAACCTATAGTTTTAGCTGTATCTTTATAACCATAACCTTCGTCATTTTTTAACCAGTGTATTGTACCATTTACAGATAATGTTTTGTTTTGCAAGTCAATATCTTCAACTTTAAGCGCTTGTACTTCTCCTATTCTAAGTCCAGTTAATGCTTGTAATTCGATAATACTAGCAACTAGGAACTTCATCCTTTTGTTATTATATTTGCTGTTTAAAATAGTATCTCTAATCTCTAAAACAGTTTTCATTTCCAAGTAATTAAATTGCTTTTTCTTTTCTTTTTCAATTTCTTCAATAGTTTTAGGTTTTTTTGGAATTGTAATAGTATCAAATTCTGTTTTTAGATTAGTTTTAAAATGACTATCAGCATACTTGATTATTCTTACAAACATATTTAATACTCTAATTGAAACTTTTGATGAATGGTTATCAAATAATTTAATGACGAGATTTTGCATAAAGGCATGATCTATTTTATATAGTAATACATCTTTGTTTATTGAATCTTTTAAATGATTGATTAATATTTTGTGATTTTGTAAGGTTGTTGGCTTAATGCCTGATGTTTTTGTGTGTAAGTTATACCATTCAGTAATTACAGCGTGAAAAGTTAATTCCTTATTTTCCCTAGAATAATCATTAATCTCTTTTTTTATCTTTTCTTCAAGTAATCTAATTGCTTCACGATTTGATTGTTTGTTGTTTGTATTTAGAACTACGCTTGTTCTTCTCCATTTTGTAGTATATGGGTCTTTAAACTTCTCATAGTATCTATATTGTGTCTTTCCATGTTTATTTTTTATTTTTTCTACCCACATTAATATTCCTCCTAGATAGATTTAATGCCTACTAGACGATGTGTTTTACTTCTATTGATTAACATCTCTAGTCTTTTATATGCCTCTAAATACGTTACCTTAAAGTAATATACAAGCTGTTCTGCAGTCCATAACTCATTTGTAACGATTAATCTTTCAGGCATACGTAGTAATAATGAAAATTTTTCAGCTTCAGCTTCTTGTTTAAAATTAAATAAACTTTTTGTTTTCGTTTGATTGCCAAAATGCAAATGAAAATGTGCAAACTCATGACAAAATGCTTTCCACATGTTTTCTGTAGTATCATTTTTGACGAATATAACGTCTCTGTTCCTTACTTTGGCATAAAGTGTAATAGGGGAGTTATAAACGACTAGAATGTTATAAATATTGCTTAAAAACTCTATATTCAAATCACTGTTATCTAAAATTGTATAGGCAGTGATATCATTCACTATATCTTCGACTCTCATAAAATATCCTCCAAATCTAATCAAATGATCTAATTAACTTAATCACTTTACCGATTATATTTATGCTGTTTATATCTTCAATAGAGTAGCTGGTGTTATTTATAGCAACATAGTTTGATAGTTTTTTTATTTCAAATCTATCTGATTCAATAAAATTAATTTCGGCAACAAACTGATTAAAAGGTGTACCGTTCATTTCATCATTAATAACTACAATATCTTTATCGAACAGCAAAGGTTCAATGTTGTCTGTTTCATCAAAATAAATAATAATTGCTTGATCGTTATTTTCTATTCTTTTGTTATCTCTTGAAGTTGCAAAGCTTGATATTCCAGTTCTAAATTGTTTATATCTTTCTGGTATTTCAATTAATGTGTTTGTATTCATGTTCTATTCCTCCAATTTATAAGAACATATGTTCGGTTTAAGTTTGAAATAAAAGCCGACCAAAATATTTAGTGGTCAGCTAAAAATATAATTTATTATGGTTCTAAGTTGTATATTGCTTTTGTCCCACTGAAATCAGCAAAAGGACTAAATTCTAACTCTAGTTTTTTAGGGTTACCAGTAATAGCAAAACCGGTTTTTCCTTGTATACTTCTACCAGGCGATAAACCATCTAATAATTCATCATCCACAGGGTAACTCTCTAACTGTTTCCCATCAGCATATGCTTTTACATCAGTTCCAACTGGAATGTCTTCATCTCCATTGTTTTTAATTTCCATATCTACAACTAAGACTTTATCAGCTTCTACATCTGCGAATTCATTTCTTTCATCAGTATAATATGCATCAACCAATTTAAACTGCACATCTTTGATAGTAACATCGTCACCGACTTTATATCTTTTTTCAGATGTTTCTTTATTTTTCTTTTGTTCTTCTTTAGTTCCATTTACTTCTTCATCAACACTATTAACAAATACTGCGCTACATGATCCAAAGATTATAGCAAGTATTATAAAAATTCCTAAACAACCGCCACATCCCCATATCCATTTTTTCTTGTTACTTTTAGTATTGATACCTTCTTGATTGTTCATACTTGTTCTCCTTTTATATGTAAATTATTTGTAACTACCTTTTATAATTATTCTATAACAATTATTTTTAAAAAATAATTGTTATAATGAAAGGGATATCGGGCGCTCGTGGTCATAATATTGTTCTCATACTCAATGACTATGCGTTGCACTTTCTAACTACTTTTACTGAGTTTGTTAGCTTAGCTCAAGGTTGCCATATCTTTAAATTAGACTTAGGTTTCCTTTGAATTCACCCGATACATACTATATATTACTATACAGTAGGGCAATTAATTACCTGTAAGCGCGTTTGTAGCGAAACTGCCAAGACTTGATTTAGTATCTGTCACACGAGAGAGCATTTCTCCAATTGAAGTTGATTTCACTATAGTTGAACCAGTCCCTTCTCGTATTGCTCTTAATGTTTTATAAGAACCAGATGTAATCGGCTTGCCTAACATGCTTGTTAGGTCGGTAGTTGTTCCATTACTCAATTGTGTTATCGCCACCGTTTTTTATCGGTGGCTTCTTTATGTTTCCATAAAGTTCAGCATATGTGTTTATCCCATTATAATTATAAAAATTTTTATTTAGCACTCTTTTGTTAAAAACAAATTATAAACCATAGTCCACTAATTTAATACAATCTAAAATTTGGTTAAAAATATAAACTAACAAGGTGTTAGTTTATAATCTTTTCTATTGATCATCTTTAGCTTTTTTATCTTTCTCTATATAGAAGTCGGCTAAATCTGATAATTCTCGCATAATTTCTTTTTTACGGTCATCGGATAGTTCGTCCCAACCTTCTTTATCTGAGAACATTAAAACTTCAGCATCTTCTATTAGGGTAAGTCTTTCCTTAGTTTTACGACCATGTAATTCATCTAATGATACTTCTAAAATATCTGCTAATTTATTTTGAGTACTTATATCAGGAGTTCTTATCCCACTTTCATATCTAGAAAGCACAACATTAGAAACTCCAAGTTTAGTGGCTAAATCTTTTTGGTTAATACCTTTTTGTTTGCGATAAAGCTTTATATTATTCCCTAAAACATTAGGCATAATTTATACCTCCACTCTCTACCCACATGTTACCATATTGGTAAAACTAAATAAATTTCCTTTTCGGTAATAAAATTGTTGACATTACCATTTAGGTAATATATATTATAGTTACCGATACGGTAATAGGAGGTGACAACATGACATTCCCAGAAGTTAATACAAACAGGATCAAAGAAATACGCAAGCAAAAAGGTATTTCAATCGAACAGATGTCAAACAAAATGGGCTTCAATAGTTATCAAGGATATTACAAAAAAGAAGTTGGTTTAAGACAATTTAGTGCAAATGATATATCTAAAATTTGCTTGATACTAGATGTAAATTATGAAGATATTTTTTTTACACCAATAGTTACCGAAAAGGAAACTTAATAGAACACTTGATTTATTCGACTAACTAAATAATACGAAATAGTACGTGAACATGATAGACCAGTCAGTTCACTGTTGACGTCCTACTAGAGCGTTTAAGAGCGAGAGTGAGCGATGATATGAGGCACACTTAAATACATTTTATAGTCATTGCCAAGACTAAACGTTGTAATAGGACGTCAACAAAAGAAAAGGAGGATATAAACATGCCTAAAGTAATTTCACCACCTAATGAAACAAACACTTTAACAGGTAGAGAAAAATTTGTTGAACAATTATATGCAAAACCAAATCAACTCCATAAATTATTCGGGATAGGACGAAGTACAGTTTATAAACTGCTAAAAGATTATAACGAAGACAATAAAGGAGTCAAAGAATTATATGTAAGTTTATCAGCAACGTTGACATTAGTAGATATTCAGAAATTTAAACAGTATCTGAATAGAAGACACAAAGAATGGATGTAAAGGAGAGGTTTAAAATGACAAACACTTTAACAATTTTTAATTTTTCAGATCTACCAGTAAGAACATTAACAAAAGGTGAGGACATTTATTTTATAGGTAAAGATGTAGCTGAAATTTTAGGTTATAGCAGACCGACAAAAGCTATTCAAGACAATGTCGATTATGAAGATAAAGATGTGGTCCCAATCAAGGATTCCATCGGTAGAAGTCAAGATACACCTGTGATTAACGAATCGGGATTATACAGCATGATTTTAAGCGCTGCGAAACAAAGTAATAACAAAGATATCAAAGAAAACGCACGTAAATTCAAAAGATTTATAACATCAGAAGTCTTACCACAAATTAGAAAGACTGGATCATATCAAGTTAAACCTTTAACAACATCAGAACAAATTCAACTGATTGCACAAGGTAATACCGAATTAGACGAACGTGTAACTGCTATAGAAGAAAGCTATCCAATTATGCATGGACAAGCAAAACATATACAACAATTAGTTGCTAGAAAAGTGGCAGAGATCGTTAGGAATAAATTTAATGGATATTACAAAGAAACTTCTAAGAAATTGTTTGCAGAAATCTATAGAAGTATTAAAAAAATCTTCCAAGTACCAACATATAACTGCATACCAAGAGGGAGATATGAAGAAGCAGTAAAGTTTATTGAACAATGGCAACCCTCATACGAAACAGTGTATCAACTAGAACTTAACCTTAAAGAAGCATAAAAAAATAACTGAACCAGGTGACCAAACCCAGTCCAGTTACACTCAATGACCAAATTGAGATTTTTAGAACACATCATTTATTCGACCAAATGATGATAACTAAATAATACATCACATGATGTGAACTTTAAAGACGGAACAGTTAACCAAACACACGCATTAATCAATAAGGATTATAGAAAGAAGGAGAACAATATGGCACATGTAATCAAAAGGCAAATAGACAGAACAGGAATGACACAACAGAGATTAGCAGATATGGCACTTACAACAAAGAGTAACATGTCAATGATGATTAACGGTCAAAGAAATATATCAGCAGATACTTATAAAGCTTTAGCAACAAATAGTAATGACGGAGTTTTTGTAACAGATACATTAAATGAGTTTTCGAATGGTTTCTCAACACCTGCGCACAGTGATCGAGTTTATTATGATCACCCAGGATTAATAAAAGACCAGTTAATAGTTGAAATGTATGAAGCTATTGAGTCATTGAAAAACTGTAATTTTGGTAAACGACCAGAATATATGAATAGAGAAGAAAGAGAGAATGTGTTGGAAACAATGTCTGAATGTAAAGACGTATTGTTCCAAGGTCAAATATTCCTAAATAAAACCTGTGAACACATTAAACAAAACCCTAGAGAAGTTGCTAAAGCACATGAACAGAAGTTAAAAATGGAACGCAGAATATAGGAGGGATTATATGAACATTTTAAAATTTCCATTACTCACTTTAATCATAGTAATTGAGTTCTTTATCATTGCAAGTTTTTCAGTAACACCTATTGAACATTCCTTAATGTTTTGGCTTGTAACAGTATTGTTTTTCGAAATGTTCGACCATGTATTTAATAGTTTAAAAAATGATGAAATTTAAAGGAGGGATCTAAATGCTTGAAGTAGGAACAGCAGGAAAAACAACATTTCCTTATCATGGTTTTCAATTTATGAGTAAAGTGACTTTGTTACCATCTGGCATTTCATTAGATATCAAATGTATCGAAACTGACCAAATGATTATTCGTACATTCTTTTATGACCAATCAGATTACGAATGTCAGAGAGATATTATCGAAAATGCGATAAGAGATTATGTATTAGCAAATACGACCGAAGTAGAGAGATTATTTAAGTTTTTATGTAGTAACAATTGGACACGTGATTTATTCGACTAAAAGTGATGAAAGGAGAAAGTCATGAGAAATGATTTAGGTAAAAAAATTAAAAATATAAGACAAGAACATGGACTTAACTTGAGGGAATTTGGAGAAAAAATTAATAATTCATCAGATAGTTTAGTCAGTCGATGGGAAAAAGGTCATTCAATACCTAGACAAGATAGATTAAAGAAAATAGCAGAGTTCGCAAATATCACTGTAGAAGAATTAATGGAAGAAATTGAGGAACCCCTACATTTATTAGTAGGCAAAAGAATCAGATCAATAAGGTTAAAGCATGGAATGTCGATGACTGAGTTCGGAAAATTAATTGATAACGTTAAATCTGGAGTAGTTTCAAATTGGGAAAATGGTAAACAAATACCAAATAAATTAAGGCTTAAAAAGATTGCAAAACTAGGAAACATTACAGTTGATGAATTACTAGATATTACAAATTATCAAGAGTTATACGAACTAGAAAAAGAACGTAATTCATTATTGGAACAAGAAATTCAAGTATTAAAAGAGCAATTAAATTTACTCAACAAAAAAAGACACCTCGACCAAGGTGTCCAAATTAAGAAATAAGATTTGTAAATATTATACCACAGGAGGATATGGATATGGAAATCAAGCTTATTAAGTTAGTGCTAGATAACTTTAAAGGCGCTAAACACTTTGAATTAAACGCCGAAGGTAAAGATATTGTTGTAAAAGGAGAAAATAACACAGGTAAAACAACGATAGCAGATGCTTTTTATTGGTTGCTTTTCAACAAAGATAGTAAAGGTGCTACTAAATTTTCAATCAAAACATTAGATAGCGCAGGAGAAGAAATAAACAATTTAAAGCACAGCGTTTATGCAGTGTTAAACATTGACGGTAAAGAACAACACATTAAGAAAACTTATTCAGAGAAATGGACTAGAAAACGAGGACAAGCGAAATCAACTTTCACAGGACACGAAACGGTATATGAATTAGGTGCTACAGAAGATGAATTAACACCTAAAAAATTAAAAGACTTTAATGAGTTTATTAATTCAATTATCAGCGACGAACAAATTTTCAAACTAACAACTAATCCGTTTTGGTTTAACAGTTTAAAACAAGATGAACGTAAAAAGATACTAATGAGTTTAGTTGAAGAAGTGACAGACGAAGATGTAATTAATTCAGACAGTAAGTTAAAAGAACTTAAAAAACTATTAGGTGACGGATCACTAGAAGATTTTAAAATGCGTATTAGTCGAAATAAGAAATCTATCAATGAAGATTTAAAGGCTATCCCAGTACGTGTAGATGAAATTAATCACAACATGCCAGATGTTCGAAAATATAACAAACAAAAGTTAGAAGAAGAATTAACCGAAATTAATAATCAAATCAAGCAAATAGACATTGAAATTAAAGACTTAGAGAACGGTTTAGAGATTGAAAAGATTGAGAAAGATATCAAATCAAAAGAACTCGATATCCAGTATTTAAAAGATAATCACAATCATGGTAGCAAACGAGAATTATCGTCATTGATCAACCAAGATTCTGAACTACAACGTGCAATTGCAACTAAACGAAGAGATTTAAGCAATTTAACAGCTAAACTGCAAAAAAATGAAAGTGTAATAGAAGAACAAAACGAAAAATTCAAAGCATTAGGTATCAAGCATAAAGAATTAGTTAATGAACAAAAAGAGTTTACGACAGCAACTGTGTGTGATTGCTGTGGTCAAGATATACCAGATCATATGCAACAAGAAGCTATACAGAAAATGAAAGAGAATTACAACGCTGATAAGTCTGAAAGATTAGAGAAAATACAATCAGACGGTATTGAAATTAGAAATAAAGTGAAACAACTATCAGAACAAAACGATGAAATTGAATCAACTATGGAAGAACTAAAAAATGAAATTGAAAAAGAAACAAAGAATGTTGAAGAAATCAAAGAAAGTATTAAAAAAATCGAAAGCAATAATACAGATGTGAAAGATACAGACGAATACAAGCAATTAGATAGCGAAATTAAAGCCTTAAAAGAGAAAAAGGGACAATCTATTCAAAGTATGAGTGAAGACGTTCAAAACATCGTAAAGAACAAAAAAGAGCCATTAATTAACCAGCAACAAGAAGTAAAACAAAAGTTAGATGATATCCAAGTTAGTCAACGTGCTATAGATCGTATTAAAGAACTTGAAACTAAACAAGAACAATTAGCACAGGAATATAACGAATTAGAACACGCAACATTCTTAACAGAAGAATTTACAAAGCAAAAAGTAAATCTGATGGAAGGCTCAATCAATAACAAATTTGAAATCACTAAATTTAAATTGTTTGATGTGCAGATTAATCAAGGTGTTCAAGATGTTTGTATCGCAACACATAATGGCGTTCCATTTGATAGTGGATTAAATAACGCAGCAAGAATAAACGTAGGTTTAGACATCATAAATGCTTTATCTAAGCACTATAACTTCTACGCACCAATCATGATTGACAATGCTGAATCTGTTACAGACGTTCATAAAACAACATCTCAACAAATTCAATTAGAAGTTAGTAAAAAGGACAAAGCGTTAACAGTAGAAGTAATTTAATAAAAAAATGGAGGAATTAAAATGACTAATCAAAATCAAGTAGTAGAGAAAACAAGTACAACATATGAGGTTAACGGTGAAACGGTTAAGTTATCACCTTCAATAATAAAAAAATATTTAGTAAGAGGTAACAAAGAAGTAAACGATCAAGAAATTATGATGTTCTTATCGCTTTGTAAGTATCAAAAATTAAACCCGTTCTTAAATGAGGCGTACATCGTTAAGTTTGGTGGAGATGCTCAAATAATTGTTGGTAAAGAGGCATTTATGAAACGTGCAGAGTCTAACGCTAAATACAAAGGTATTGCAGCTGGAATCATTGTAGAACGTAATAACGAATTACACGAAATAGAAGGTGCAGTAAAGCTTAAAAACGATGTTTTAATAGGTGGCTGGGCAAAGGTCTATCGAGAAGATAGAGAAATGCCAATTGTAGCTAAAGTATCACTTGATGAATACGATAAAAAGCAATCTACATGGAAACAAATGCCATTAACAATGATTAGAAAGACTGCAATCGTAAACGCACTACGTGAAGCTTTTCCAGAAAATTTAGGTGCTATGTATACCGAAGAAGAAAGTATTCAACCAATCAATGTAAATGATGATGTTCAGCAAGAAATTAAACAGAACGCTAATAAAACAGCAATTGATATTCCGAAAGAAGAACCTCAAAAAGTTGAAACACCAAAACAACAAGAGAAAGTAGAAGTTGAGCCTGCACAGTTTGAAGAAGTTAAAGAACCAAAACAAGCTAAACAATCAATATTCGATGAAGGACTATTTGGTAATGAAAATTAATTGTATAGGTAGTGGTTCCAGTGGGAACTGCTACCACATTACAGACGGTGAAACAGAATTATTACTTGAATGTGGGTTTAACTTCAAAAAGATACAACAAGCTTTAAATTACCAACTAAAAAACATTTCAGCATGTTTAATCAGTCATAGACACAATGATCATATTAAAGGATTAAAAGAACTATTGAACTACGGTATCAATTGTTATATCGGAGAAATCGAAAAAGATGAATTAATGGCAATAGATAAAAGATACGACAATTTTAGATTGAAAGGTATTCAACCTTTAGAACATTTCAAGATTGGCACGTTAACAATATTACCTTTTGATGTGCAACATGACACTGGTCAACCATTAGGTTATCTCATTCAGTCAGACAGTGGCGACAAGCTACTGTTTGCGACTGATACCTATTACATCAAATACACATTTACAGGACTTACACACTTGCTTATTGAGTGTAATAACAGTATCGAAATATTAAATCGAAATGTAGATAATGGCGTACTAAATTCATCTTTGAAAAAGCGAATTAGAAAAAGTCATTTCAGTTTAGAGAATGTAATTGATTTTCTAAATGATTGTGATTTATCGAGATTGAAAGAAACATATTTAATTCATTTATCTGATAGTAATTCAGACGAAGTATTGTTTAAGAAATCTATTCAGAAAGTTACTGGAAGACCAGTATATGTACTTTAAGAAAGGAGAATAAGAATGGGATTTATTATGCATAGTGATAGTGATATTTTATCGAAGTTTGAATTCGATAAAACAAAAGATGTTTATCAAGATATAAAAATAAAATTACTAAACGATTTGATAGGTACAAACATACTTGATGGATCAACAGAAATAGAGAAAATCAAGTCACCGATTGAACAACTTTTATATCTGAATTTGAAATATCTGTCATTCTACCATGGTGATTCAAAAATAAAAATAATTCCTCAATATTTGATTGAAACAAAGAACAAAAAATATTTTGCTGACTTTTTAATATCTATGTCTGAATTTATGGAAATGGAAGATGGAATGCTGTATAGAGAGCAAAAATTAATCATTGAATGTGATGGACACGATTTTCATTACAACACTAAAGAAAAGATTGAACAAGATCGAATTAGAGAAAGAAATATTTCTAAACTTGGTTATGAAGTAATTAGGTATACAGGAACTGAACTATATAGAAATTCTAGTAAGTGTGCATTTGAAGTACTTCAACTTTTAGAAAACAAATTAAAGAAAAAGAAATTCCAAAAATTGATTATATGAGGTGAAAACATTGAAAGAACAGCCTAGTTATTACTCAATATTAACTGCTGATGTTAGATATAGCACATATATAAACGATAGTGAGAAAGTTCTGTTTTCTGAAATAACTGCTTTAAGTAATAAAAACGGATTCTGTAGTGCTTCCAACAAGTATTTTGCAGAACTTTATAACGTAAATAAAGATACGATCTCTAGAAGAATAAACAAGTTAAAAACAAACGGATTCATTGATGTAGAAATCGAATATAAAGATAAACAAATAATAAAAAGAAGAATTTACCCATTGTCGCAAATCAATAGAGGTATAGTGATAAATCAAGATAGGGGTATCTTGAATCCACGCGGTAAGGGTATATTGCCACATCACGTAGAGAATAATACAAGTAATAATACTACAAGATTAAATAATACAAGAAGAATAGATATGTTGTCGGGCAACCCGACACAAGCACCCTATAAATCTATAATACAGTATTTGAATACTAAGACTGGAAAACAATATAAACACACATCGAAGAATACGCAAAAATTAATCAAAGCAAGAATAAACGAAGGTTTTACAGAAGAAGACTTCAAACATGTTATCAACGTAAAAGTCGAACAATGGATTAATGATCCTAAGATGTCAGAGTATCTAAGACCGACAACGCTATTTGGAAATAAGTTCGACACTTATCGAAATGAAATGTCAAAAGAAATAGCTGATGAAGATAATCCGTATCTTAAATATATGAATAGTTGAGGTGATTAAATGAATGGTCTATTCAATCCAAAGTTAGCGAATAAGTTAGAACAAAAAATGCAGCCTAAGTTATTAGAAAAAGGTAAGTGTGAAAAGTGTGGTCGAGATTATGAGGAATATCAATTTAAAAATGGTTATACCTACAGACTAGGTTGTGACTGCGACATGATTGAACACGGTAAAGAGTTAACACGTAATTTCAAGCATCGTCAAAAACAGAAAGAAATAAATAGAATTCTAAGTTTTTCAAGTGAGAACGAAGAAACTAAAAACGCAACTTTTGAAACTTACATTCCAGAAAACCAAAACCAAGAAAAGGCAAAAGTAATCTGTGAAAGGTATGCCAACTCATTTGATAAAGATAATAAGCAGTCACTTTTATTACAAGGCTCATTTGGATTAGGAAAATCACACTTAGCAATGTCGATTTTAAAAGAAGTGAAAGCTAAAAATTATTCAGTACTCTTTATTAATTTAACTGAATTGATATCTAAGTTCAGATCTACCTTTGATAAAGATAGCGAGTATTCAGAAACGGATTTAGAAAGAGCGATTGGACAAGTTGATTTAATGATTTTCGATGACTTCGGTATGAATGTCACAGACTATGGCATGTCAAAACTATTTCAAATTGCTGAAAGTAGAGTAGGCAAGCACAACATCATAACAACTAATCTAACAGTCAAAGAGTTAACGAAAACAAAAGACCAACAAAGATTATTTAGTCGGTTAATGTCTAACACCACTGGCATTACTTTGGAGGGTGACGATTACCGAATGAAAGGATTTAGAAGTCTAAAGTAATTAACAGGAGGAAATTAAATGATCCCAATAACAATTAAAGACATTATTACACGGTTGAATTGCAGTGAAGCATACGCTCAAAAGTTCATGAGTTTATGCAACTTCGACCAAGCATTAATCAGAAGTGAACTCGCAAGACAAATACACAAAAGAGAAACAACACCAGCAATGATAATTAATAAACCAATGGAGGTAGGATCAGTATGATCAATAGAACAGTATTAGTAGGGCGATTAGTACGTGATCCAGAATTCAGAGTTACACCGAGTGGCGTTCAAGTAGCAACATTCACATTAGCAGTAAATCGTACTTTTACTAATCAACAAGGAGAGCGTGAAGCAGATTACATCAATTGTGTTGTATTTAGAAAAACAGCAGAGAATGTAAACCAATATTTATCTAAAGGGAAATTGGCAGGCGTTGATGGAAGGTTACAAAGTAGAAGTTATGAAAACAAAGAAGGGCAAAAAGTGTTCGTAACTGAAGTTATTTGCGATAACGTTCAATTCCTAGAGCCTAAAGATAGTCAAAACGGCTCAAATTCATATCAAAATGGAACGAGTTATCAAAAGGGTAACAACTATACCCAAAATAATCAAAACGTCCAACAGGGGCAAAATAAAGCAAAATACGACCAACAAAATAATCCGTTCAACAATGGCAGTAATTTTGATGATGACGATTTACCTTTTGACTAAATTTTAGAACATATCCTTTATTCGACGAGGTGCGAAATATGACAACAAAACCGATTTTTAGGTTATCAGATGCAGTTAAACAAAACTATAAGTTAAAACGTCCGTTAATTGACCAATTTCAGACGTTTATAGCAAGTATCAAACAATCAGGACACTATATAAACGATACTGACTCTTTGCAGTGGTTTTTAAGAAAAAACGATGTATATGGATTTATCTTATACATCGGCATGACAACTGAGAACGAAATCAGAGTAACCATGTCAGTAGAAAAACAAAGATTGGTGTCGAACAGAAAGAGTCTAAACAAACTAAATGACCAAAATTAATGAGATAAGGAGTAGTTGAAAATGATTAATCAGTTAGCAATTAGATATAAACAACCATTTCATGAAGACAATATTATGATTGCAGAAAATCATAATGTACCAAAAGTTATCTATAGATCAAGAATATTAAACGGCTGGAATATTGACGAGGCAATACATGTATTTCCATCAAATGATGAACTTCAAAAGAATAATTTAAGAAGTGACGACCTTAAATTCACTGGTAGTCATATAGACAATTTGAATCGAATTTTAATACAAGAAGAAGAAAAAAGACGACAAGCATATAAAGAGAAATATGCAAAACCTAAACCATGGATTGAAAAATACCCACAAAAAACCGAATTTGGTGATTATGCTCAACTACTTTTTCAAGAGTGTTGTGGGAGTTGGTCTAAATGATTACAAAAATTAGTGATGAAAACTCATGTTTTGAAGTTGGAAAGAATGGCATAGGTGCTATTACCGAGTGGAGAGTTGATGAAGATGTAGTCGATATTTTCAGAATAGCTGATGATAACCACAAATTAATAGCATTTAAAGGATACGTAAACAAGCAGTACCGAATTGAAAAATCAAAAGTTGCAGGTGTTAAAAAGCAACTTAGCATTTTTGACATTTAGGAGGAAATGGATATGAGAAATACATTAGGAGATTTGAATAACCATTTATTTGCTCAATTAGAAAGGTTGAGCGATGAAGATATAAGAGGCGAAGAATTAAGAGAAGAAGTTAACCGATCTAAAGCTATTATGGGCATTGCAAAAAACATCATCGATAACGGGAGTTTAGTATTAGAAAGTCAAAAATTTATTGATGAAAAATTCAATGATAACGGCAGCTTACCTAAGATGTTGGACGGTGGTAATAATGTCTAACAAATATACAGAAGAACAAACTCAATTTTTAAGGGATAACGTGAAAGGAACACCTTTTAAAAAGTTAACTGAAATGTTTAATGAAAAATTTGGTACTAACAAAAGCGTTAGAACAATAAGTTCTTTTTGTGGAAGAAACAAATTAAGTAATGGATTGAACACTCAATTTAAAAAAGGACATCAATCTTGGAATAAAGGTGTTAAAGGAGTATATGCACCAGGTTCTGAAAAAGGTTGGTTTAAGAAAGGTAATGAACCTATAAACACTAGACCTATTGGAAGTACTTTAGTTGGAAAAGACGGATATCTACTAGTGAAAGTAAAAGATAAAGGTACACGTAATGAAATGTGGAGACCAAAGCACGAGTTGATTTGGGAAGAGGCAAACGGACCTAAACCAGATAAACATGTCATTATCTTTGCAGACAGAAATAAAAGAAACTTTGATTTAAATAATTTAATACTTGTTAAGCGATCAGAACTATTGAAATTAAACAGACAACATTTGATTTACGATAATCCAGAGTTAACACAAGCTGGTTTAACTATCGTGAAGATTCAAGAAAAACTACAAGAATTTGAAGTATAAACTTTTATAAATGCACCAACAAAAAATGTAGAAAGAAGTGATATTGTGATGAATTTTAGTGTCGGAGACAGAATACACGTTACGAGATTCTGTGAAGAGAAGGTAGATTTTTATGCAACTATATCATTTATGGGTCTATATAATTTTGAAATTAACAATTGTTCAGATATAGAGTTTGGGAATAAGCTTATCTCTATGCCAGATTCAGAGTTTTTTGGACTAGATAGCGAAGATTACTACACCTTAGTAGCAGAACAAGAAGACAGTGAAGAACCTGTTATTAGTTATATCAATGATATGTATAACGAAGTGCCAACAAAACGTCCAGATGATAAAGAATGCAAAGTATGTGAACCTGCACACGGACGTAGATATGTAAGACTAAAAAAGCTTAAAAGTTTTATTACAGACCATTATTTAGATTACACGCTAAGAGTAGGTAAAGGATATAAAGGCGCAAAGTTTAAAAAACATAAATTAATGTTGTTAGACCGTGGAGAAGTTTGTGCGCATGTAAATATCAATTTTTGTCCAATGTGTGGTCGTAAATTGAAGAGTTCGGAGTGATTATATGAGCCTACTCAATAAATATGATCTATACAATTCAGAAGGCAAAAAGATGTTTGCAGTGATACCTGATAAAGAAGTCAATACTTTACTAGGTATGCCACATACACCATTTGTAAGACAAGAACATAAGTTAACTGACAGTGAGTTAAGGCAATTTAAAGCAGCACATGATTTGAAGTTAGAAAAAGAGTTAGGAATGCAGTTAAGCATATTCGATATTTAAGGAGGACTAAAACATGCCAACAATAATAACAAAGAAAGAAATGAACTTACCACAGTTGATTGAGTATATAGTTGAAACAGGATATAAAACAAAAAGTTATACTTCTAATGACAATGGCGCCGTTGTAGGAGTTGGTCTTCTAAAAGGTATCTTTATTAATGGAACTATATTTCCAAATCATACTTTCACAGTAGAGATTGAAGAAGAAATTACGGAGAATTCGAAATTATATTTGGTGGAACGTTCCATTTCAAGTTATGAAGGATTTAAACTTAAATATAGAACACATCCGAACAGGTCTATAAAGTCAATTTTAGAATATAACCAATCACATCTCAAAACAACTCATGTATATGCAGAAGTAAACAATGAGTTAGCGCTCATATGGACTAAAGAGAAAGGTTTGGTGGACTAAATGGTCACAATCAAACACACACGAGAATCAATAGCAGAATTAGAGAAACAACTCGATCATTATAAAACGGCACACAACAAATTAACTGCAGGATTAAAAGAAGCAGTAGCAGAAAGTATCAAGTATAAGCGTGAGCGTGACTCGCTTATCACTGACATAAAGCAACAACGTGAATTACTCAAAGACTTTTCACGATTCATTCACAGAAAAGTTGAAGCGTGTCCAGGTAAGAAAGAGTATATGGATTTCAGAGATAGACTGAATGAATTAGGTATAGGGGAGCGTGAATAACATGGCGAAAGTGAATTACGAAAATATTTGGAAAGCACATAAAGAAAGTAAAATTAAAACATATATCAAATTACACAATGGAGAACAAGGACTAATATCATTCAAAGCACAGCAAGAATTAGCGAAAGAATTAAATGAAATGGATAGCAGAGATGGTACAAATGACTTCGGAAATGTGTTGTATGACTTACAGATGATGTATAGGGAGGACAAATAACATGAAAAAATAATTACCAACTGAAGGTAAGGTAGAACAACAGTCGGCAATAGTAGTAAAGAAGAATCTTATATGATTAGTTAAGGTTTAGTTAGGTTAAAAAAGAAATTCAATCCTGTTAGTTAAAGCAACTATTTATTCTTTGAATGATAATTTCTGTAGTTGTGTTGCTGAATTAAAGTTTGGATATTACTGATAAGCATGTTTGACAATATTTTCATATCTTCATTACTTAAATCTTCATGCCGTTGATAGGGATGCGCTCCATCGTTACCTACCCACGAAATCAAGTCAGAAAGCCAATCGCTTTCTGGTAAGTTAAGAAGTTTAATTCTATCGGGGAATGATTTTTTTTGTAATGAATTAGCATTTTTACCTTCAAAGTTTATTAAGTAATCCCAAACTAATTGTTCGATAGCTTTACGATAACCTAGTTTTAATAAATCTTCTAGATTGTGTTTCTCAGCTTTTTTAAGTTGGCTATGTATCTTTATAAAATCAGAAGAACATGAAATTATTTCAGAAGAGAGATCATCATTGTCATATTCATATACTGGGTTGATTCTATCAGCGTTAGAAACAACTCTACCTAATCTGTGTGAAGTAGTATTATTCATCTCATATGATTGTATAAAATGTTGTTTACATTTATTACACTCTAATATAATTGAGAATTTGCGATTACTACGTTCAATACCAGAAGAATTTATATATTTAGGAGATTGAGTTAATTCACAATAAGGACATTTTTCAGGCAAATTAATATTTACCAAGATAGAGTCATTGATGGATATGTTATTTAGAGTTTCGAATACTTTTATTGTTAAATCAGACATATTATTACCTCGCTTTCATTGATTAAATCTTATTATACAAAATTTAAATATTGAAAGGATAGATGAATTTGAACCAATTAATAAAACAAGTAGAACAATGGTCAATTGATAAAGGTCTAGACAAAGGAAATAGCTTTACACAATACGCTAAATCTTCTGAAGAAATGGGAGAAGTTGCAGCAGCACTTTGTAGGAATGATGTAGACGAACTTAAAGACGGTATAGGAGATGTTGTCGTCACATTAATTATATTAGCCAAACAAAACAATATGACATTATATGAATGTCTAGAACAAGCATACGGAGAGATTAAAAATAGAACTGGAGTAATGAGTAAAGATGGATCGTTCATCAAATCAGAAGACTTGTAATTCTATACGTGTCGAAATCGACGGGGTTAAGAATAAAGATATTGTAGATCGAGTGAAAGACATATTAAACAGGAGGTAGTTATATATGGCAGAGGATAAAACGAGAACTATGACATGTCCACTTTGTGGATATGAGGAAGCTGAAATACATGATTTAGTGGCTGCTGATACTGAAGTAAAGTATAAGGAAATTTTAATTTGTCCTAATTGTAAAAATGAGAAAAAGGAGGACTAAATTTTGAAATCTACACACGCCAAAGTATATAGATTGAAAGGTACTAATCATAAATTTGTCGCTAGTGGTTTAACAAGACAATATGACACTGATGGAATATATATTTCGTTTGTAACGCTAACCAATGTTGAAACTGATGTAGATAGTGAAGTGGAAGAAACGATATTACTAAATGCATTTGAAGAAATGGAGGACTAACTTATGAAACTATACCTAATCACATTAACAATATCGCTAATAGCATTGTACACGTTTATCAAACGAGCATATAAATATGCTAGTGTGCAAGATGAAGTGGAAGATTCAAGCAATTGGAAAGGATTAAAAAAAGGAACTTTATACGTAGACAAACAGGATAATAAAATTTCTTTTGAAATCGAACCACCAATTGATTACGAATCAGATAAGTATAAAGAGGCAGAAACGTGGTTTAGTGGAGTTGGTAGACATTGATATTAGGAATAATATTATTTGCAGTAATAGTCATTGCACTAATTATAAATACAGTTAAGGAGTGAGAATATGGAAAAGAGTAATGCAGAAATCATCCAAAATTTTAATAACTTAGAAGAATTAACAACGTGGCTTATTGAAAAGCACGAAGACAACATGAAAACTATTCAATGGGAATTTTACGGTGGAAGAAATTACGAGAAAAATCTAAAAAAAGACGAGGAAGAAATAAAGACACTTCATATGAAATTTAACGAATTGACAAATTAACATTATGAATTTTTAATCCCGCTAAATATAATTACACTAAATTATGAAAATAAGGTATATTGTTGTAAATAAACATTTGAAAGTAGGGGTTAAAATGTTTGAGTTTATGATGTTGATTTCAATCTTAAGTATATCGATAATACTTATATTTACACTTTTGCTTAATAATATAAGTAAAAAGACTTTAAGGATGTTATTCATCCTTATAACTATAGTCTTGCTATATTTTATATATACTTTAATCACAATTTAAATAGGGGACAAATATTTTCTATACATCAATAAGAAAAGGAGTGATCAATTGAATAGAAAACAAGCTAATCGAGGTATGTGGTTTGAAACAGTAATAGGCAATATCAATCGAGTGTACAAACAAAAAGAGATAGCAATAATCGATAAAGTAGCAACACCGATAAGTTATAACACTAGGACAGGTAAAGCACGATATCAAGAAAAGAGTACAGTTGATTTTGTTGGCTGCAACAACAAAGGTAAGTACATAGCCTTTGATACGAAAGAAATTAAAATTAAGAATTTACCTTTGAAAAATGTGAGTGATCATCAAGTTAAGTATTTGACTGATACTAAACGAATGGGTGCTGAAGCTTTTCTACTCGTACTATTTAGATTTAACGACACATGTTTCAAGTTAGACATTGACCAGTTTAATGATTTTAAGAAACAACATGAACGTAAAAGTATTCCGTACGAATGGTTTAATGAAAATGCTGAATTAGTTAGGAGTGGTAATGGCATAATTTTTGACTATTTAACCGATGTTGACCACATCGAAAACTAAACCAATCAATCGGAGGAATTGAACACATGACTTATTCGACTAAACCAAAGTTATTCAAGATAGAATCAAGAAAGGAAGCACTTGAATTAATTCATAATTATCACAGTAATTCTAACCAGCTTATAAGGTATATTGAAGAATATGGAGACTTGATAAAAGGTGCAAACATATCACAGTATGGAATTGAAGCCACTTTATCTAAAAGTAATGATGTAAATACTACTCCTTTTCTATATGAGATTGAACGCAGAATGAAGAAAGATAGAATGTGTGAGAAGTTAGGACTTAAATTAAGACCTGTACAAATGGCAAAACAATTTATGAATGATGAAACAGAAGAATTGGTATTAGAGTTACGAATGGACGGTAAGTCTTTAAAACGTATACATGAAATTACAGGCGTAAATAAACGTGATCAATATAAAATTTTCGATAAAATAGCTGATGATATTGTTAAGCATCATTAATGTTCCAATGATACCATTTGCACCAAATGATACCGTTTGATACGATATTTTGTAAAAGCAAAAATAAGTTGTAAAATGTGGGTAGGAGTGGACGGCAACTTCAAATCAAACAAACTTGGGAGTTTGCTCGTCGCACTACACAGCCTTACGGCTATTGTCCATATCCTTTCTATAATCCTATATATTAATTAAATCCATCTGGCTTTTGCTAGGTGGATTTTGTATAATTAGGTTGTATTAAATTAATTTAGGAAATGGGGAATTGGAAATGGTATTTATAGCAAGGTTTGATTTTATATCTGGAAAAGTTGAAAAGCAAATTATTAACAAGTTAAGTAATGATGTAAGAAATACTATTCAAGCATTGCCAATAGTTCGAGAAATGTTAGAGAATAATGAAATTTTTGAACACAGTGATAAAGCATCTTCTCAAATTTTAATGCAAGGGATAGAAAAACTTTCAGTTTATGGACCTTTCAATACAGAAAAAGAAGCAAAAGACTTTTTATCTAGAGGTAAATAATGTATTTAAACACTCACTAACGTGGGTGTTTTTTATTTGGAGTTGAACATATGAGAGTAATGGTAGTCGCCGACGGAACTTTAAAGGGTATTAGAAAAGTGAATAATGATTGTCAATTGATAGCGATGATTAAGAGATTAAAGAATGATGCTAAGGTAAGTAAAGTATTGATTGATTATGATCCAGTTGTTAAAGGCGAGAAAGATTACGATATAGAAGTAGAGTTGATTACATGAGTAAATTCAAATATGTGATTAACTCTATTTTTTATATCCAAGCACGTGTGCATTTAGTGATTATGAAAGTATTTAAAGTAAAAGAATTAAAATAAATGAATGAGATTATCGTGAGAGTTGGTGGTAGATGAAATGAAATTAACAAGAAAACAACAGTTGTTTGCAGATGAGTATATCAGAACAGGCAATATATATCAGTCAGCTATTAATGCAGGTTATAGTCCGAAAACAGCAAATGCAATTGGTAGTGAAAACTTAAGAAAACCTAATATTAAATCTTATATTGATGCAAGACTAGAAGAATTGAAAAAAGAGAGTATTGCTGAACAGGATGAAATACTCCAATACCTCACTTCAGTTATGCGAGGTAAAATGACAGATGAAGAATTAATGTTAGTTCCAACTGGCGATTTCATGAGTGAAGTTGAAAGACACGAGAAACGTGCTGATATAGTTGCTAGAACTAAAGCTGCTGAATTATTAGGTAAACGTTACGCTATGTGGACTGAAAAACAAGAGGTAGAACATAGTGGTGCAGTTACGTTTGTAGATGATATAGAATGACAAACATAAAGAAACTATCAGAACTATTGCCTGTGGAGTTTCACAAGTCATGGAAAGCAGCTAAAGACCCAAACATATTACACATTGTAGAAAAAGGTGGACGTGGTAGTGGTAAATCAACTGATCTAGCAATCATTATTGTTCAACTTATTATGAGATACCCAGTTAACGCAGTTTGTATACGTAAAGTAGATAACACAATTGAATTATCAATATATGAACAATTGAAGTGGCTATTAGTCATCAAGGTGTATCACACTTGTTTAAAGTAACTAAATCGCCTATGAGAATTACTTATATACCTAGAGGGAATTATATTGCTTTTAGAGGTGCTAAAGACCCAGAAAGAATTAAATCATTGAAAGATGCTAACTTTCCATTCGCTATTGGTTGGATAGAAGAATTAGCAGAGTTTAAAACAGAAGATGAAGTAAAGACCATAACTAACTCACTTTTACGTGGAGAGTTGGACGATGGTCTTTTTTATAAATTTTTTTATAGTTACAACCCACCAAAGAGAAAACAGTCATGGGTTAATAAAAAGTATGAATCATCTATTCAACCAGATAATACTTTTGTACATCACAGTACATACAAAGATAACCAACATATTTCAAAGCAGTTTGTTGAAGAAGCAGAGGCAACTAAACAAAAAAGTGAAATGAGATATCGTTGGGAGTATTTAGGTGAAGCTATCGGTAGTGGCGTTGTTCCATTCGATAACCTACAAATTGAAACAATATCTGATGAATTATATAACTCATTCGATAACATTCGAAGTGCAGTCGATTTTGGATACGCTACTGATCCATTAGCTTTTGTTCGTTGGCATTATGACAAAAAGAAAAACGTTATATATGCAGTTGATGAATACTATGGTCAGAAGATATCTAATAGAGAGTTGGCTAAATGGTTAACACGAAAGAAATATATGTCTGATGAGATATTCGCTGATAGTGCTGAACCTAAAAGTATTGACGAGTTAAAGAATGAACATGGTATTAAACGAATTAAAGGTGTGAAGAAAGGTCCAGACAGTGTTGAGTATGGTGAACAATGGCTTGATGATTTAGATGCAATAATCATTGACCCAAATCGTACACCAAACATTGCAAAGGAATTTGAGAACATCGATTATGAAACAGATAAAGACGGTAACCCTAAACCAAGACTTGAAGATAAAGATAACCACACAATAGATGCTACTAGATATGCCTTTAGCGAAGATATGAAGAAGAAACCTAAGGCAGTCATTTCATCTAGAACAATGTGGTAAGGAGGTAGACAATGGCAGAGTTAAAATCATTTACGCAAGAAGAAATCACTGAAACACATGGTGATATGTTTTTATATAGAGACTTATACGATGGTCGTCATTCGAAGTTGTTCGATAGAGCAAAAGCATTGATTGAACAGGGTGAAATCATCGACCGTATTGAATATGGTGATGTTAAAGCACAGAATGTACAAACGCCATACATTGTAGTGAACATATCTAAAATGATTGTAGATATACCGACACTATTTATTACAAGGTCAATGGGTAAACTTCAAACGAACTATCCAATCAATGAGATAGAAGATGATGAAGACTTCAACACAGAAGATAATCATATCGAGGGAACACAAGATGATTCGTTAAACGGAGAACTATTTGACTTGCAACAAGAAACGTTAGACCAAATAGATGTGAACTCAAACTTCAACAAACATCACGGAATGAATATAAAGCAATGGCAAATAGACGGTGGCATTGTGGCAGTACCTGAAGTGATTAACGGACAAGTAAAGTTATCGTTTAAAGAACGTAATGTTTATTACGAACTTGAAGATGGCAAGACATATCAACTAAGATATATCGTTGAACGTGGCCATGACAAGTTTGTACATGTTCACGAAGAAGTTGAAGGAGAAAATGAATTAACAGGCAGTCATACAGTTTATCATATGGACGACAATGGAGACTTACAAATCGTTGATGATGAAGAAATCATATTTGATATAACTAAACTTGAAAAAGACCAACGAGATTATGTTTTAAAAGGTCGTAAGCGTACGTTATTTGTTTACCTACCTTACAGTCCAACATTCATGAATCGATACGGTAGAAGTGTGCTAATGGGACAAGAAGGTAAGCAAGATGAAGTTAACTGGACAATGACGAGAACAGCGCAAATCTTCGAGCGTAATGGCAAACCTAGAATATCAGTTTCAAAAGAGATTATGGAAAGATTAATTGAAATTTCTAGGGAAAGATACGGTGTTGATAATAAGTTTGATCATCGTGATATCGAAATGACATCAATTGATGAAGAGGGGCGATCGCTACAAATACATCAAATTGATATATCGAAGATTGGTGACATTACTTATGTGAAAGATGTTATCAAGATGATGTTAATGGAAACACAAACAAGTGAGAAAGCAATTGATTTCTTCACTTCGGAAGGCGCTCAAGCACAATCTGGTACAGCTAAGTTTTATGATTTATTCTTGTCGATTATGAAAGCTGAACAAATGCGAGATGAATACATCGAGTTCATTCAACAAGGCGTTGAAAATTGTCTGTGGTTACTTAACTTAGATAATAAAGATATCATCATTGAGAAACCAATCGTTGTTCAAAAAGATATGATGCCAGTTACTTCAAAAGAAACTTCAACATTAAACAATCAAAGTTACGCAGCTGGTACACAATCACTTGAACAAACAGTGCGTAACAATAATCCAGATAAGTCAGAAGAATGGATTATGGAAGAAGTTGAAAAGATTGAGGCTGAACGAACATCACAAGATAGCATGTCATTGTTAAGAGGTAACATGACAGGTTTAAACTTCAATGACAATAAAGAAGACGAGGAAGAAACTAATCCAGTTGATGAAGAATTAAAAGAAATGGAGTAGGTGATTGAATGAAGATTGAACAAATAAAGCCTACAGTTGAATTCTTGCAAAATGAAATACTAAAGTTAATCCAAGAAGTTGATTTATTAAGTGCAAGAGATAAACAGATTATGTTTAGAAATATTGAAAACTTGATTCAACAATTTGGTACAGATGTTTTTGAGTTTATTGAACCCGAACTTGCAAAGGTGTATGAATCAGAATTGAACATAGCAACAAATGAATTAAGCAAGCAAGGTATACCAATATCAAACGAACTCAATTCACAAGTTCATAAAAGCGCATTAGCCACTATCACAAGTGATACAATGCTAGATTTACAAGCAGCACTTAGACAAGCTTACTTCACTACTGTTTCGACAATTAATCAAACATTATTAGAAGTTCAATCAGACATTTCAAGAGGTATCTTATACGGTCAAAATCGTAGGAAGATAATTCAACGGGTGTCTGATTCTTTTGTTAAAGGTGGCATGAAATCATTTAGAACAATTGATAATAAGCTATTACCATTAGATTTCTACACAGAAACAGTCGTGAGAACGAAAATAAGCACTGCTAGAACGCACGCTCATGTTAATCATTACTTAGAGACTAGCAATGACTTAGTGTACGTTACAGGCAATTTAAACACATGTGGTGAATGTGCTAAATATCAAGACAGAGTATTTTCAATCAGTGGTAAAGATACAAGATTCCCACAATTAGATGTTCGAGACGTTATTCCAGTACATCCAAACTGTAAGTGTATGGTTAGACCTTTTGTAGCTGACTTCAAAACCGAAAGTGAAATTAATAAATACATTGCTAAAGGTAAGGACTTTAATCCTAATCTTGACCCTCGAACTAAAAAGCAAAGAGAAAGTTACGAACATGATCAGCAATTAAAACGTAAGGCAAGACAAGAAATGAAAACATATAACAGTATTAAAGCGATATTAGGCGATGATGCTCCTAAGACATTAGGTGCTTATCGAAGAATGAAACGTTCTAATAGTACTGGTTATGTAAAGATGAAACAGAAGTTAAAAGTTGCGAGACAAGATATGAAATAGAAAGTTGATTTAAACCGACAGTCGTGAGATTGACGGTTATTTTTATGCGTTTATCTAATCATAAGGAAGTGATCTAAACGTATCTCATAGCAGTGGTATTCTGCTTGACCTGTTCGTAAGTCATTAAAAGACGATGTCGCATGTACAAGCGTTATTGTACTAATCCAAATCGGTGTCGGACATCGTTATCAAAACGTAAGGAGAGAATAAATATGAATAGAGAAACACTTAAAGCTTTAGAATTATCCGATGAACAAATTGAAAAAGTAATGGCAGAAAACGGTAAGGATATTCAAGACATTAAGTCGCAATTAAGTGATAAAGATTCAGAAATCAAATCTTTAGAAACTGAAAAAGAAACCTTATCTAAACAGATTACAACACTTGAAAAGAAAGCGAATGATTATGACAAGCTTGAAGGCACTAATAAAGAACTTCAAGAACAAATCAAAGATTTTAAAGTACAAGTAGCATCTAATGAATTGGATAAGAAAATCTTAAAAGAAGTATCTAAAGATGCGTACGAACCAGATGACATATTCTTATTTCTCGACAGAGATAAATTCAACCATGACGAAGAAAGTGGAGACATCACAAACTTTTATGAGGTCATGAGTGAATTACGTGAAGATAAACCTTACTTATTCAATCAAGGCAACACTTCAAATGATGAGGGTGGTTCAGACGAAGAAGATACGCCACCATCAAACAACAATTATAAGTCTGGTGGACAAAGTGGCAATGGTAAGCAAAAGGTTGACTATTCAAAACGTGGTAGAGACTTAGCAAATGAATTATTTGGAAAACAAAAGGAGGAATAAAGAATGAGTTTAAAACCAAAGAAAATTCAATTCGAAAATGAACAACCAGAATTTTTAAGAGATGCTAAAAATCTTGAGTGGACTGTTGGAAACATCACTTTAGATTCATCTAAATTAACAGAAGGTCAAGTTATCAAAGGTGGAACAGCAGTATTTAAAAACACTGAATCAGATTTATTTGAGTTAGTTCAAGCTTCAACACCTGAAACAATGACTGCACCAGTGTTAACAGGACATGCAGTTAAAATTGATGATGTTCAAGTTAATGAACAAGTATCAGCGTTACGTAAAGCATCTGTTTATGAAGAATTATTAACAGGCGTAACAAACAATTTCAAAAAAGCTACTCAAGGACGCATTACATTCGACGTGTAATACGTCCTATTTAATTGCAAATAAAAGGAGGAAATATTAATGCCATTAATTACTGAACACGAAAATTTACAAACACCAACATTACAAGCATTTATTGAAAATGCACCTGCTCAATCTTCAAGACGTTTATCAAATGCTTTTCCTACTGAACAAGTATTCGATATCAACGTAGCGTATAACGTTATTGATTCAACTGGAATTAAAGCAGGTTCTATTATTGGATTTGATGCTGCTACACCATTACGTAAGAAAGGCGATATCCAACAAGTATTGGCTAAGCTTTCTAAAATTGCTCATGCCTACCACTACACAGAAGAAGAAATGTATCGTTACAAAAACTCACGTAACAGTGCTGAGCAAGATGCTTTAGTTCAAAATGCTTTATTATCAATCGCTGATTTATCAGAAGGTATTGAAGATACTAAAGAATTAATCAGAGCAAACATGGTTTACCGTGGTGTGTTTGATTATGAAGATCCAAAATCAGAAGTGAAAATTCAATTTGACTTAGATTTACCAGATGAAGCTAAAACAACAGCAGGAGATTTCTCTCGTGCAGATGTTAATCCTTTAGAAGTATTAATGAATGAAGTTGAAAAATACAAAGAGCGTAACAATGGTCAAGCACCTGCTTATGTTGTTATGAATTCTAAAACATTAGCGAAGATTAAACGTAATCCTAAGGTTGCTGCTGACTTATACGGTTCAGAAGCTGGAAACAAAATCGTTCGTCAATCTGATTTGGATACTTTATTCACAGACATTGGATTACCTAAAGTTGAAATCGACGATGCTCAAACAATCATTGAAGGTATCACTGGAGATATTGTTAAGAAACATTTAGATGATGATGTAGTCGTATTACATGCTGCAAACTTAGGTAATACATTAAGTGGTCCAGCTGCTGATAATAACTTCGCAAATGGTAAGTATGTTGTTTCTGTTGTATCTCAAGATCCAGTTGGAGAGAAAACAATTGTCGGAGAAGTAGCAATGCCTGTATTGAAAAATATCAAAGGTATTTCTATCATCACTGCAAATGAGCAGGCTGAAGAAACACCAGAAGTTCCTGAAGGTTAATTTTAACTTTCTAAAATAATTAAGGAGGTTAAATCAATGGCGAAATTTAAAGTGCTTAAACAAGTTGATGGTAAGAAAGAAAATAAGCGATTCGAACCAGGAGAAGAAGTTGAACTAACTGTTAAGCGTGTACAAGAAATTGAAACAAACATTGATAAACAAAAGAAATTCAAAGGAACAGGTCCTTATTTCGAACGTATTGAAGAACCTAGCGAGTAGGTGATGATATATGTTGGATACTGAAAAAGTAATTGAATACATTGAGAAAATACCTTCTAATCCATTGTTAGAAGGTATGGGACCTCAAGAATTAGAACAAAATATATTTGATTCTTACGAAGATATTCATTCCTTATATCCAAAAGTAATAATCTCAGAACGAATGATTGTTAAACAAATGTTGTACAAACTCGAAGGAGAGTCCAATGGTTACGCTATGTTGAAAAGACAAGGTGTAGAGACACAAAAAATTAACGATGCTAGCGTAACGATGTCTGATAATCTACTTGATCCATATGTGCTTTTCCTAATCAACCAACAATTACAAACAAAATCAGTAGGTCATATTGGGAGATTAATATGATTATTTACAGAGATAAAGTTAATGTAATTGTGCCAACGGTTGATTCGAACGGTAATCAGATAAAAGATGACTACGGTAAACCATTAACTGTAAAGGTGTTAACTAAAGCACATGTTAGATATGGTATTCAAAATATCTATAATGCAAACGGTGAAGAATACACATCAGTTACTCAAGTTTACATTCCTATATCTGATACTGTTTCAAATATCGATTTAAACGCACGTATTGAGCATATAACACCTAAACACACAAAAGTATTAGGACAAGTTAAAAAGCTTGAATACGGGCAAGATATTACAGGAAAACCACATTTTATTAAGGGTTATATGTAGATGGCAGGACTCAGTTTAAAAATTGAATGGACAGGACTTCGAGAATTACAACAAGAGTTTAAAACGATGAATAAACGTTTCAACCTTATATTGCTAGATGAAATGGATAAAATCGGTCTGAGTTGCGAAGAATATGCTAAAGCACTTTCGCCACGTGATAGTGGAGATTTAGAGAATAGTATTCATTCAACACAAGCTACAGTTGAAGGACAGTCGTTTGTCGTCTATGTTGGTACGAATATGGAATATGCAACGTATGTTCATGAGTTAAACAATGTTAGACCAGTAGGAGATAAATATGAACGTGGTGTTAAATATCCAAATTATTATATAAGAGGACGTGGAACAGGTACCCGTCAAAAACCTAATGTAAAAGGATATCAACCAGGTCGTAAATTCCTACAACACGCCGTCATTTTAACTGACCAACATTTTGAAACAGCAATGGAAAGAGCGTTGACACGTTTATTTGAAGGAGGCAGTTAGATGATACAACGCGCTATTAAAAAGACATTACAGGGTAGAATACCTGACTTAGAGTGGACAGTTGATTATCGTACTGCACAATCAGAGTTCGGTGTTGTTTATTACGAAGGTGGTTATCCACCAGATAGAAGTGATATGAAATCACACTTGATGAATTATCAAGTTGAGATAAGAAGTCAAAGCTTTGATAAAGCAGCAAATAGGGCTTTCGATACTTACAAAGCTATTCATGGAATAGAGAATAGGGTAATGGAAGTCCCGATATTAGAAGACGGTCGTTTAATTAGAACAGATAAACACTTTATTCAATACATTTATGCAGAATCGCCACCAATTAGAGTGGGTGTAGAGAATGACATTATGATCTACACAATAAATTTTTTAGCACTTATTTTGCCTTATTGCGAATAAGTGCTTTTTTAATACCTAAATTTAAGGAGGAATTATAATGGCAGCAGAAAAAATTAGCTATGAATTTGGTATGGCAGACTATGTTCTTGATGAAGGTCTACCAACTGAGATTAGATTTGACGGGAAGATGTGTGAAGACGGTTCTTTATTACAAGCTGAAGGTGGAGAAGTTCAATTAGAACCAGAACTATCTGACATTACAATGGCTGACTTCGGTGATACTAACTATGACCAAGTTGTTGTTGGTTGGAATGGGACTGTTACTATTGTAGCTGCTAAATCATCATTAGATTTAATTAGCAAAACATTAAGTGGAACTGTTTCATTTGATGAAAATGGTAAAGTCGTATCAGTTACAGATGCACCTATTGGAGCATCACTTAGAGAAGGTGCTAGAACATTAAGAATTCACCCAAGACAAATGGGAGACGATACTTCGGAAGATATCTTCATTCATAAAATTGCTAACTCAAGTGGTATGACAAAATCATTTGCGAATGAGCAAGGTAACTACGAAATGGAATTTGCAATGTTCCCTAAAGATTGCGCAGATGCCAATAAACCGAATAACTACTTCTACATCGGTCAAGATCCAGATGAATTAGTAGAAGGTGCAGAAGAAGTACCAGCAGGATAAGTAGAGTGAGGGATAACCTCACTCTTTTTTATTTGTTTTTTAATTTATATATCAAAGGAGAAATGACACATGGCACAAGTTGAAATCAAAACATATGAAGGTAACAAGTTAGTAACTGAAAACGTTGAAATCAAAGAAATGAATATTCTTCAAATTAAAAGAGTATCAAGAGAATTAAATAAATTAGTTAAAGATATAAATACAAATGATCACTTAAAGAGTGCAGTAGATACATTCTTTGCGAAACGTAATGAAATCAATGAAGAGAATAGAAGACTTTATGAAGAAGCGCTTGAAAAAGCTAAAAGTGACGATGACAAAATAAATGTTTTTCAATATGACGGTTCAGAGGCGTTCAAACGAGCAGGCGCTCAATTCTTTAAAGATGTATTAGGTTCTTTTGAAATCGTGTTAGAGAACGCACCAGATTCATTACAAAACTTAATTTCACAAGCATCTAACATCAATGCTGATGTAATTGGTCAACAAAACGTTTATACGTTCTTAGACATTATAGACGCAGTAATCGAAGTTAATGATATTCCTAAATTAATCGAACGATTAAAAAAGTCAAAAGATTCCTTCTCAATGGTGTTGGCAGTTCTGTTTCCGAAGAAGGAACAAACGAAGGACGAAGTAATGTCAGCAACAATGCCAGCGACATCGAATTAGAAGAAGTCGTCATATACAAGTTAAGCAAAGAACTCGGTGGGCGTGATGAAGTTCTCAGCACGCCTTTTAGTGAGTTACTAGCTTATTTAATGACACACTTTGAAAACGAAGAACGCAAAGCAGAGAAAGAGCAAGCTGATTACTATATGAACTTCATCGCAATGTTAAATAGTAATCCACAGTCAAAAGACGATATGAAAAATGTTAAAAAGTTCTTGAAAGATATTCAGCCTAAAAAGAAAGTTGAAAAATCTTCAAGACCTAAAAAGAAATATCAATGGAACGAAAGAGTCCAAAAGAAAATTGAAGCTAGAAAACGTGCTGAACAAAATATGTAAATTAAAAAATAGATAAAAGAAGGGAGGGGTCTTATGGCAACTATTAAGGAGTTGCAAGCCAAATTTAGCGCCAATCAAAGTGGCATGGAGTCGGCTTTTAGTGCTATTGCTAATCGACTTAACGATATTGAAAAAGCATCTGATCGTGCTGCAAGAAACATCGAAAAGAATATGACTCGTGGTATGAATAGAGTGTTCAAAACGGGTGAAGGTTTTGAAAAGGTTGGTTCAACTTTCACTAATATATCTAAAAAATCAGAAGAAGTAGGGAGTAATCTTACAAATAAAATAACAAAACCTGCAATGATTGCTGGTGGTGCTTTAGCAAGTATAACTATTGGTAAAGGTTTCGGGCGTTTAGTTGAGATTGATAACGCTAAAGCTAAACTAGATGGTTTAGGGCATAGTAGTGAAAGTGTACAAAAAATCATGGATAACGCCTTAGAATCAGTTAGAGGAACGTCGTTCGGATTAGGTGAAGCTGCGACGACTGCATCTAGTGCAGTTGCAGCTGGAATTAAACCAGGTAAAGAACTTACGAGATATTTAAGTTTAACTGGCGATGCTGCTGCGATAGCTGGTTCAAGTATGGACGAAATGGGTTCTATTATAAACAAAGTCCAAACTTCGAATAAAGCGTATAACGGAGAGTTACAACAACTTTCTGAACGTGGTATACCTATCTATCAATGGATTGCTAAAGAAGCAGGCGTAACTGCTGATGAAGTATTTAAAATGGCAAGTGACGGAGAAATTTCAAGCAAGATGTTCCTAAATGCTATTGAAACAAATATCGGTGGTGCAGCAAAGAAAATGGGACAAAAGTCCTTTACTGCTTCGCTTGCTAATATGTGGGCAGCAGTCGGTCGACTTGGCGCTAGTTTCTTAGATGCTGGTGGTAAAGGTGGAGGTTTCTTCAGTAAAATGAAACCTTTAATGAATGATTTAACTACTGCTATTGACGGAATGGAAGGCACTTCTGCAAAGTGGGGAGAAACACTAGGTCAAGTGCTTGATAAAGTCGTTAATGGTATCAAAGGTATTGTTAATTGGTATAACAGTTTAGATAAAAATACTCAAAAACTCATAGCAAGTATTATGCAATGGAGTACATTGATACTTGTTGGGCTTGGTCCTGTCTTAATGATATTCAGTAAATTGACTGGAATAATTGGCGCTATATTTGGACCGTTTGGCAAGTTCTTAAAATTCTTTGCTAAATTCAGTACTGCTGCTAAAAGTTCAGAAGGTGCAATAATCGGTATTACTAAAGTATTCCCTAAATTAGGAGCAATACTAGGAACGCTTACTGGACCAGTTGGATGGATAACATTAGGAGTCATAGCATTAGGTACAGCGTTCGTTGTTGCCTATAAGAAGTCTGAAACATTCAGAAATATCGTTAATGCTGCGCTTAATGGCGTTAAACAATCATTTATAACAATAGGTAATATCATCAAAGGTTTCTTCCAATTGTTTAAAGGAAATGGTCAAGACGGCGTTATAACATTAAGTAAGATATTACCTCCTAATGTAGTTGTTGGACTGACTAATTTTGCTACAAAAGTTAAAACAACATTCTATCAAGTTGTTAATGCAATAAGTACTTTCGCTAGATCTATTGGCACACAAATTAGCGCATTTTGGGCTAAGAACGGTACTGAAATAATGACTGCTTTACGAAATGTAGGTAGTTTCATTTCTACAACATTCAAATTCATTTGGGGTAACGTGATAAAGCCAATCATGACTTTAATTTGGAATTTGATGAAAATTTTGTGGCCAGCCATAAGATTACTGATTGTATCCGTTTGGCAGAACATAAAAGGCGTGATACAGGGTGCGACAAACATCATACTCGGTATAATCAAAGTATTTTCTTCATTACTTACTGGTAATTGGAAAGGCGTTTGGCAGGGTATCGTTCAAATTCTAAAAGGTGCAGTTGTTTTAGCGTGGAATTTAGTTCAATTATGGTTTGTTGGCAAAATACTTAAAGTCGTTAAAGTTGGACTAGGTATGTTGAAGGGTGTCGTTTCTAAAGGTTGGACTTTTATACGAAACTTCATCAGTAAAACTGCACAATCAATTTGGAATTCAGTTCGTACTAAATTTACTGGACTTTCTAAATCAACTAGAGATATTTTTAAAAATTTATCCAATTGGTGCAGAGGTTTGTGGACGAGATTGAAAAACTTCATTACTAATTTAGCACAAAATATTTGGACTAACGTACGTAATAAGTTTTCAGGAATGTCTAAAAGTTCTAGAGAAATATTTGGAAGATTATTAGAGAGTGCAAAAAATATCTTTACGAATATCAAAAATAGAGTGACTAGTCTAGCACATGGAGCAAGAGATAATGTCGTGAATGGTTTTAAAGCCATGTATGACAGAGGAAAGTCATGGATAGATAAACTTAAAAACTTCTTGTCTGGTTCAGTAAGTGGCTTTAAATCAATCGCTAGTAAAGTTGGTAAAGGAATTGCTAATGGTGCTATTTCTGGACTGAATAAAATGATTGATGGTGTTAACTGGTTATCTAAAAAGATTATGGATAAAAAGTTAATCAAAGATAAAATAGCAAAATTATCTACAGGTACTGGTGGAAGAAATGGTGTTAAAACAAACTCTAAAGGTCAGTTACAAGAAGATACTTTAGCAATGGTTAACGATAAAGGACCAGGTAACGGAAAAGGTCCGAATGGTCATCAAGAATTAATCAGAGATAAAGACGGTTCATTATTTGCACCTAAAGGTCGTAACGTAGTACTTCCTTTGAAAAAAGGTATGGAAGTGATCAATGGTCGAGATACACAAAACATGTATGGTGGAATACCAAGATTTAGTGCAGGCTCAGCAACTAAAAAACAAACTAATAAAAAGAAATCAGCATTTGAACAAGGTTTCGATAATGTAAAAGCAATAACGAAAGCCACAGCTGATGCTACAGTAAAAACTGTTGCCAAAAAAGGTGGAGAACTTGCAGGTAAAGCCACATCAAAAGCTTTAGAAGTATGGGACTACATTGAAAACCCTGGTAAATTAGTTCAAATCGCACTTGATAAATTTGGTGTAGATTTCTCTAGTATTAAAGGTGTATATGGTAGTTTCATGAAGCACGGTTTTGCTGGACTTAAAAAAGGTTTAGTTAAAAAAGTTATGAGTTGGTTTGATGAAGCAGGAGGATACGGAAATGTTGACGGTTCAAGTATCTTGAAACACGGAATTAGTTTCGGATACAGTCCGAATAAACCATTGCCAGGTTATCCATTATCAATCAACGGTGGTCGACATTATGGTATCGATACACCACACAGCTATGAAAAGATTCAAGCACCTACTGGTGGTATCGTCAGAGCGCAAAGTGATTTCGGTGGAGGTACAATCGCTCAAATATTAAGTGGTAAAGTTGCTCAATACTATCTCCACTTAGAAAAAGTTTTGAAGACCGGACGAATTAAGCAAGGTGAAACGTTCGCGAAAACAGGTAACAGTGGTCACTATACAACTGGCGCTCACTTACACACGCAAATAGAAGACCCCGCAGCAAATGCTTTAACTAATAGAAATACCAAAGATCCAGTAAAATTCTTAAATAGCAAAGGTGGTAAATCTGGTGGAGGTGGTTGGTTAAATACTATTAGAACTGCACTGAAAATTGCTAAATTACCTGTTACACAGAAATATATCAATGCTTGGATGAAACAAATTCAAACAGAATCAAGTGGAAATGCTAGAGCAATGGGTGGTAACGACGGACTAGCTGACGGAAATGCAATGGGGCTTGTACAAGTTAAACCTGGTACTTTCAAAGCCAATCAAGGTAAAGGTATGGGTGACATTTGGAATCCATTACACAACTTAGTGGCAGGGATGAACTATGCTAAAAACACATACGGTTCAAGACTTTTAGGAACTATTGGTCAAGGACATGGATATGCAAATGGTGGCATTATCAATTCACCAGAAATTGCGTGGTTGGCAGAAGGTGGCTTTAGTGAATCAGTAATTAGTCACGACCCTTCAATGAAAGCAAGAAGTAAAGTTATTTGGGATAGAACAGGAGAAATGCTTGGATTCTCTGAAGATGCTGAATTACTTCGTGGAATTATTGCAGCAATCAATGAAGGTAACAGTCTACAGCTGATTAATAATAATGATACTAATAGAATTGCTAACAAAGATACAAACGTATACCTAGATGGAAAAGAAATTTCTAAGTCAACTTCATCTCATTTAGGAAATAGCACTCAACACAAAGCGTATCTAAACGGTTCATCTATATTTGCAGGAGGTGTCTAAATGAGTTGTAAGAAGAATTGGGTAAAAATTATAGATGGAAATAAAAGTATTAACGTTACAGATAATGAAAGATTAGAGTTCATTTCATATGAAATTCCAACAGTAAATCCTAAAAATGAAAAAATTGAGATTAAAGGTACGGATGGTTATATGCCATCCGTAATTAATTTTGATAGTTTTCCATTAAATTTAACTTTTAGATATACTGGTTATGATTCCATTGATGTTAATTTATATACTCAATCGATACGATCAATATTTAACAGAAGAAATCCGTATTATATTGTTCATAGCAAATTACCTGGATTAAAGTATGCAGTTGATACGGCTCAAATTAGTTTTGAGAGAGAAACAATAAGACACTATAAAATTAATGTTGAATTCAACTGTTACAAAGGCTTTTCCGAATCAGTCAATACAACTGACGACGAATTTTTATTTGAATCGAATTGGATGTTTGATAATGGTATTCCTTTAGACTTTACGCCGAAGTATCAACATGAAACAAACCAGTTTACTATATGGAATGGTTCAACTGATACGATTGATCCACGTAACATTCATCATCAACTACAAATACTTTTAAACATCAATGCGACGAATGGTTTTGAACTTGTTAACTATACGACAGGTGATGTATTTAAATATAATAAGTCGATATCATCTAATATTGACTTCGTATTAAGTGGTATACATGCTTATCGGGATCAAAATAAAGTTGGCATAGATACAAACAGGGGTGTTATTACATTAGCACCTGGTAAAAATGAATTCAAAATAAAAGGGGACGTGACTTCACAAAAAGTGTTGTTCAAGTTTCCTTTTATTTATAGGTAGGGTGATAACATGAATGAACATGACCACTTAGCCGTGATGAATTTTGAGAAAACAATATGTGAAAATTTAAGTGGTGTTGATTATGGAGGTTTCAAAGATGACAATGTATTAAATGAAGCCTCCTCTTTAACATTCACAGTATATCGAACAAGTGATAATCGTTTCGAGTATGACATGTTGATATGCGAAAACTTTATCATTTTTCAAGGTGAAACATACGTAATTAAACAAACAACACCTAAGGCGGAAGGTAATATCGTATCTGTTGAGGTTGTTGCACATCATACGATGTATGAATTCCAAAATCATTATGTTGAATCAAACCGTAAAGATGATGAGGGAACAACAGAAGAAACCATTCAATCGTATACATTAGAAGAATACTTGAAATATGTATTTGCTAATCAAAAGACACTACACAAATTTAAATATAAGATATACGGTTCATTTACTGAAAAAGTAGAAATTGATGAACTTGGTGGTAAAAATGGTATTGAGGCAATCAATGATGGGATAGAATTATTTGATTATATTATTTTCCCTAATGATGATGAAATAGGCTTTTACAAAAAAGATGTATTCTACCAACCAACAGAAAATGTTATTCGTTATAAACATAATACTGATAATGTTTCAGCAAGTGTAAGCACGTTAGAACTAAGAACGGCTATAAAAGCTTATGGTAAAAAGTATTCAGCGAGTGAAACGAAAAACTATAGTCCTATTAAAACCCCACAACTAACATATTCAAGTAGTTTTAAAAAGGAAAGTAGTTACTATAGTGAAACACCAAGTGCTAAACAATCTTATGTGATTACGTGTAAATTTGGAGATGAAACACTTCGACATACGATTAAGAAAGGTCCATATGGTGGACTGTTTGAAACATTTGTTGATGGTAACAGTTTAGGCACTAAATCATGTTGGGCTAAATCATCATCAAGTGAAACAATTGATTTAATTAAAGGTTTGTCTAAAGGACGACACACTGTTGAATTTGTATTTAAAGGTGATGATCCAGCGCATAAACCTCCAACAGGTAAAAAGTCAAGATTCTATGCAGGTACTGAAAAATCAACTGTTTTAAATTTAATCGCTGATACTACAGGCGATAAAGCATATAAAGCTGTTTATGAATATGTATCGCCACAAGCTAAGAAGTACGGTCTACGTTATGCAAATACCGTCACAAATGACCAAATCAGTAATGTAAATCAGTTGAAGAGATGGGCGATGAGTCAATTACAAGACACACCTAAAACAGAATTAACCGTGAGTTATATCAGTTATGACAGTATCGGACCAAGAGATACTGTTATTTTTGTGCATGAATTAATGGGCTTTAACACTGAATTGAAAGTTGTAAGTATAACGAAAGGACACCCATTCACAAATACGATTGCCGAAGTGTCATTCAGTAATGAAATTAAAGACATGGTTCAAATTCAACAAGCATTGAATAAACGATTACGCGCGCAAGATAACAAATTTAATTATCAAGCAGCTGAAATCAACAAGTTATATTCAAGAGATATGAGTAGTCCATTTACGACTGAAACGATAGGAAGTGTATTGGAATGAAGGATGTTGTTAGATTTATTGAAGATGGCGAAGAAAAGTATGTGGAATCACATTGGGACTATGTACAAGGAAAAGCCTATGCAAACACATATGACGCTGAAGGTAATATCCAAGACGGTATTATAAGTGCCAGTGATAAATACAAATATGACAATTATATAAAACCACAAGGCGTTATACTATACGCACCAAATGGTAGCAGTTATTTACTAACTGTGTCTAATGACGGTGTGCTAGGTGTAACGCCTTATTATATGGGAGGGATCTAATAAATGGTCAAACTGATTAAAAGTTTAGATGTAATGGCAGGCAATGTCACAAGAAGTCAAATCATGACAAATGCACAACGTACAGAAGACGCAATCAATCAACAAGAAAGAGCGTTCAATAAACACAAAACAGAAGACGACAATGCACATACAACTAGACAAATTAAACAGGGTACTAAGAGCCAAGAAGACATCAATAAAGACTTGCAAAGTCAAATAGCTAGATTGGTATTAGCGCCACGTAACGAAAGTGCTAATGAGATTGTACAAGCACGTGTGAACATGTTCGGCGAAGAATTTGAAACATTGAAAGATAACATCAATGATTGGCAAGAACGTACACATATTGATAAAGAAGAAGTCTTAACATCTGTACAACAAGCAACTAAAGAAGTATTAGATTTAGAATATCGCTTTGAACCAGATAAACAAGAGTTCTTATTCGTAACAGAATTAGCGCCTTTAACAAACGCAGTTATGCAATCGTTTTGGTTTGATAACCGTAAAGGTATTGTCTATATGACACAAGCAAGAGGCAACGGATATATGCTTACAAGATTAAGACCAAATGGACAATATATTGATAGTTCACTTGTTATTGGTGGTGGGCATGGCACACATAATGGATATCGTTATATAGATGATGAACTTTGGATATATTCGTTTATTAAAAATGGCAATAACCAAAACACATTAGTTCGTTTCAAATATAGACCGAATGTTCAATTCACTTATGGATCATACGGTATGGAAGATGTGTTCACAGGACACTCAGAACGTCCGTATATCACGCCTGTTATTAACGAAGAAGAAGGGCTTATCTTATTTAGAATAGAACCGACATCGGTTCAACGTGAGGAAGAAGAAGAATATTACGACACTTTAAATTATGTGGAAATCAGAAGACTACAAGATATCGACAACAAAGTTGATAACGTCATTCATAAGTTCAACATTCCAATGAGTCTAACGAGTGGTACGACAGGACAACCAATGCAAGGTGTGACGTTTGCTGATGATATCGTTTATTGGTATACGGGAGATAGTAAACCTGAGAACCCTAACTACATTACAGCATTTAATGCCAACACAGGTAAGCAACTATATCAAGTTAACGCTGATTATGGTGGTTACGATGGGACGTTTCCAGGTAACTTTGCAGAGGCAGAAGGGTTACAAATGTATTATGATCGTGACACAGGTAAAAAAGCATTATTACTTGGCGTAACAGTTGGAGGGGACGGTAACCGTACACATAGGGTGTTTATGATTGGTCAAAGAGGTATGTTAGAACAACTTTCATCAAGAAGTACACCGTTTATCATGAGTGATACAGGTGGACGTGTAAAACCATTGCCTATGGTTCCGTCTTCACTCACTAACTTAATTCAGTTAACAGAACCTGGTCATTACTATTTATATACGAATCACACTGTACAAATAGATGATTTTCCTTTACCTCGTGAATGGCGTGACGCAGGCTTTTATTTAGATGTGTTACCAACCACAACTGCTGGTAGTGTTAGACAAATTCTCACACGTAACAGTTCTGCTAGAAACATGATGACGTTTGAACGTATTGCATCAGAAACAGGGAACGCAACTGATTGGAATTACATCCCTAAAAACAGTGGTAAAGGCGAAAGATTACCATCATTTATTAATAAATTATCAGATGTTGATATTATCGGTATGTCATTTTATTTAACGACAGATGATACAAACAGATTATCTGATTTCCCGATTGACCGTAAAGGTGTGGCTGGTTGGAGTTTATATGTTGAAGCTTCAAATACAGGTGGTTTTGTACACAGATTAGTAAGGTCAAGCCTAAGTGCTAACACAGAAATACTACTCAAAAACTACAATAGCAAAACGAATTATGGTCCGTGGACGTTACACAGAGGGGAGATTATAAACTAATGAGTAACTTAAATAAACAAGCAATCATTAACCTAGAAAATACAGCACAGTATCAATCACGTTCAGACTTAAATATCGCCTTTTCGACTGCTGATAGAGATTCAGCAGTTTTTAATTTTAATGTGACAAAAAATAACAAACCGTTATTGTTAAGTGAACAGAATGTATTAGGTCATATTGCATTTAGTCATAGTGACAAATCATTTGTAAAGACTACGTTAGATTTTAGTGAACACGACATTAATGGTCAATTTGAAGTGCATGTACCTAACGACTTATTAAAACGTCAAGGTACGGTTACTATGCAAGTTTATGTGTCTGAGAAAGGCAATTCAAACGTTGTTGTAGCAGAACGTATATTAACATTTAAAATCGAACAGTCAATTATTAGTCAGATTAGTGGTGAAACATCATTACAATACATTATCGAATTTGATGAACTACTTGAACAAGTTAATCAAAGAATGATTGCTATTAATGATAGCATGGCTAACGCTGAAGATTATGTATCACTTATCAATCAAGCTAAAGAACAAGGTTTGACTGATATTGAAATCGCTAGATCAACTTCAATTCAAGAAATTAACACACTTGTGGCCAATAAAATTCAAGAACTTGAAACAAAAGGCAATCAGTATTCAACTAAGTTTGATAATGACAAAGCTGAAATGGATAGTAAGAAAGAAGAGTTTGATTTTGCTGTACAAGGCAGTGGTTTAGTCACAACAAGTCAAAGTAATAATTGGCAAAAGTATAAGTTAACAAGTGAAAATGGTAAGCGTATTTATCTTGATAATTTGACACGAAACATTGAAACCTATCCACCTGGCTTTTATGAATGTGTCGTACCAGCAGGCACGAATAATTTTAATATGCCAGTAATCGCTAATCAAGCTTCTTATTTTGCAGAAGTAAACATAACAGATGGTAACAATTCAAGAAAGCAGATACTCGTTATCGTAAATTACGACAATAATTTTTACCATAAAACTATTCATAGCAGTGGTGTTGATATGGGTTGGAAGAAAATTGGTACTTTCAATTTAGACCAAACACCTGAAACAACAACAGGTTCACAATCTAAAGCAAACATTGCTGAATCAAACGCTAAAATATACGCTAAAGATTTAGTGGATAAAAAGACGAATGTATTATTCGAAGGCACAGCAAATGGTGTAGGTACGTCTATCAACTTAAATGAAACATTAGATAATTTCATTGTTGTGTTCGTATTTGGTTCAACACCAGGTGGGAGTTTTGTAGAATGTGCAGACCCTCAAGGTAGCGAAGATTTTGTGTTTGAAAAAACAAATGTTATAGGAGATGACGGATCACAAGCAACTGTTTTCGAATGTCTTATTCAAAAAGTAAACAGGACTAATTTGAAAATTATTAGTGATACGTATCACGGTATTTCTTCAGGTAATGGTTCTGGACCAAACGCAAACAGATTTACGATAAATAAAATCGTGGGGGTGCGTAAATAATGCAAATACTATTAAATAGTAATAACGAAATTACCAGTTACGCTATTGTTGGTGGCTTTGAGAACGGTGTGGAAGTAAATGAAATTCCAAATGATTTTATTAATAATTTCAAACCTTTGAAATATAAGTACGAAAATGAACAGATATTTTTAAATGAAAATTATTCAAATAACAATAATGAACAATCTATCCAACCACCTATCGTGAATACACCAAGTAGCGACGAAGAACTGCGTAAAATATTTGGTAGTTTACAAATGAGTTCGGTGCAAACAGTAAAAATGGTTATGGACTTATCAAAACAAGTCGCAGCACTCACAAAACAAAATGTAGAGTTACAAAAACAACTTAACGATAAAGGGGTCGAATAATATGTTTATGTTTCCTAAATTTCAAGATTTAAAAACACAATGGGGTTGGGGTATTTACACATTAGAGGATATGCAATGGTACGTTGATATGCAAGTTATCGACAAAGAAGAATACGCACTGATCACAGGAGAAAAATATCCAGAATAAAATCACAAGGCACTTACTTCGGTAGGTGTCTTTTTATATAAATAAATTACAGAGAGTGGGTGTCGTATTGATTGATGATTTATCAAATGAAGAACTTAAAGACCCAACTAAATTAAGGCTTGTCATTAAAGATATGAAAAGAAAAATGGATTATCTAAAGAAAGAATTAAAAAAAGTTGATGGTTATATTACGGAAGATGAAAAAGGTTTGAAGTGGATCGTGCATGATTTAATAGATGATGTTGAAACAGTGGATAAAAAATTAAATAGTTTATTAGAAGCACAAAAAGACACCCGTAAAACGGTAAAAAATACAACCCTTTCTGCAAGTATAACGGTAATTGTTTCTGCAATTATAGGTTTTGTACTCAAGCAATTAGGGATATGGTAGGTGATTTTAAATGAGAAAACTAGCGACTATAGAACAAATTAATATTCTTTACGCACCATACTTTGTAATTACATTATTTTTTGCTGATGATTTATTTTCTAATGAACAATCAGAATTATATAAGTCATTACTCAAAGTAATACCGAGCCAAATTGGGTGGTGCATATTCGCTTTAATCATTACGGTAATGTACGTCCTATCTATGTTTATAAAACATCATGGTATATCGATGTTTGTTAATGGATTAAGTGGCATATTTTTCACTTTAATATCTGTCACTTATTTATTCACATATCCGAATATAGGACTAGCTATTTTTGCTTTAGTAGGTCTTAAAAGTTTCCAACAGGTATTTAAAATAAGTAATCAACACGAGCAGGAGAAAACAGAAAAATATAAATTAGAGATTAACGCTAAAGGCGCTATTCATGAATATGATAAGGAGGACGTTAAATGAAAATCAATTGGAAAGTACGTATTAAACAAAAATCATTCTGGGTAGCCATTATATCGGCTATCCTTTTGTTTGCTCAGCAAGTGTGGGGCGCATTCGATTACGACATCACAGTGTATACAGAACAAATAACGAATATCGTTAACAGTGTGTTAGGTGTATTGGTGCTATTAGGTGTAGTACAAGACCCGACAACGCGTGGTATCAAAGATAGTGAACAAGCACAACAATATCATCAACCAAAGTAAAGTCGGCTAAATAGTCGGCTTTTTTAATACAATAAAAGGAGTGTAATAAATAATGAAAAAACGTGACGGTGTTAAATGGGCAGTTAGTAATATAGGTAATAGGCTTACAGATGGTCAAAAATACGGTGCGCAATGTGCAACGTTTGTAATTGAATTTACTAAAAAGTATTGGAAAGTCCATCCAACTGGCAACGCAAAAGACTTCATTAATTTTAAATGGCCGAAAGGTTTCCAAGTGATTAAAGGTAAAAATCAAATACCTCAACCTGGAGATATATTCGTGCTTGGTGGTGAGTATGGTCATACAGGTATTGTTACTGAGGCAAATGCTAGTTATTTTAATAGTATTGACCAGAACTGGTATAACGAGAGCTTAACAAAAGGAAGTCCTGCAGCGTTTGTAGAAGACCATGAATATACCAATTTCTTAGGTGTTATCAGACCACCATATGAAGATGCAGAAAAAGGTGCAGTTAAGAAAGCGACTAAAATAGAAACAATTAATAAAACTATTAATTACAAAATGGCTAATCGTTCAGGCAATTTAAAGGGTGTAGTTATTCACAATACAGCAGGTAGTGCTACTGCTAAACAAGATTATAATAACCTTCAAAGCACTTCTGTTGCTCGTTATGAAGCTGGTATTGCTCATTACTATATTGATAGAAATACAGTTTGGCGTGCGATTGATACGTTCAGTGTTGCATGGCATACTGCTAATCAAGACGGTAACAATAGTTATATTGGCTATGAAGTGAATGAGTCATTAAATGTTAGTGATAAAAATTTCTTAGCAAACGAACAAGCAACATTTAAAAAAGCAGCTGCTGATTTACTATATTACGGTTTACCTGTTAATCGTTCTACAGTTAGATTACATTGTGAATTTGTACCAACTGCATGTCCACACAGAAGTATGACAATTCATACAGGTTGGAATCCAGTTACAAAAGGTGCTGCACCATCTAATATTGTTAATCAGTTAAAAGATTATTTCATTAAGGAAATTACAAAGTATTATAACGATCCGTCATTACCTGCAGGTAGTACATCAACTGATGCAGTTGTGAAAGCTACAAAACCATCAACTATTAAACCAAATCAAGCTAAAACAAATACAGTTGTTTCTAAAAATATGGGTAATGGATGGAAGAAAAATAAATACGGTATCTTGTGGAAAAAAGAAAAAGGTACGTTCACTTGTAAAGCTAAAGATGGAATAGTTACAAGATATAATGGACCAAGTATTCATAATCCTATTGCTGGTGGATTAGAATATAATCAATCTGTTAACTACAATGAAATACAAGACTATGAAGGTTATATCTGGATTAGTTGGGAAGTATACAGTGGTGCAACTGTTTATATGCCAATTGGTAAATCAAACGGTAAAGGTCAACGAGTTGGTAGTGCTTGGGGTACATTTAGATAAATTCAAAACCCTATCTAGCGGAAACTAGGTAGGGTTGTTTTTGTTTATAATATACATAAACGGGTAGAAATAAATGTAGCTAATTTTAGCTATATAAATACAATTTGGCTAATCTCAAAATAACAAACTTTTATGAAATACATGCTCCAGTCTACGGAAATAGGCTGGAGTATTTTTTGAATTAAACACCATTTAATGATATAGTGATTATATGAAAGTGTGTAACCCTAAACACTTACCCTCTACACAATGCCATGATGTAGGGGGTTATTTTTATGTTCGGTTAAATGTTCTATCTATTCCTTTTAAAAAATTTTGGTTAAAATTATCAAAAGGAGTTGTTTTTATGGCAAGAGTAGCATGGATAGTACCATCAAATGAAGTTTTTAATAATAATGAAGATAGGTTAGTGATAAATTCGCCTTTAGCAGAAATTACATTGTTTAATATACCAAGTCAATATTCATTTACTATTTCATTTGGTATAATTGGATTAGATATAATGAAAGAAAATACGATAAGTTTTGAAATTGGATATTTTAAGAATAATGAAGAAAAAATTTTAATAGATGCTCCACTAGAAATTGGTGATCCTAGAAATGATGAAATTGATGTAAACGAAGAATTCGGACTAGCTGAATTTATTTCAAATGTTTCTTTAAAAAATTTCATTTTCAGAGAAAAAGGTTTACATTATGTGAAAATGAGTATCGATGGCAATACATTAGTTAACTATTTTCACGTGAATGTATCGGGTAATGCCAATGAGTAATCAAAAAGATATATTGCAAACTCTTAAAGATAGAAAAAATATAGATTTAAGTCAGTACAAAAAGGCAGCTGGTTTTGAAATTCCTATTGATTCTAATATTAAAAACGAGGTGAGTGATATGAGCGAATATATTAGTAGAAAAGAATTTGAACAATACGAAAAGAGAATAGACGACCAATTTGCAACTATTAATACTAAAATTGATAATTTGCCAAATACTCTAGCAGATAAGATTACTATAGCATTAAATCAGTATGAAAAAGAAATAAAGAGAGACTCAAAAGAAAACAGAAAAGCTGTCATTACTTGGATATTATCGGGAACAGGAATTTTAATTGCTTTAGCAGGTTTAATAGGAAGAGTAATAGGATTATATTAA